TATCATGGCTAGAATAAACACCTCTATAGAAACTGCAGGTGCGTTATACTATGATAGACCTGCAATCCAAAGAGCTGTAAAAGAATACAATACTGATTATCTTCCTTCTATATTTACTGGTATTGGTAAGTCTAAAGAAAACTTTTATCAGAACAAGAAAAACCATAGTAAATATCAAGCTTTAGTAGAATATTTTAGAATGGTTAAAGCATACCAAGCAGACTCTGGTAAAGTGGATGTTATGAGTTGGGCATACTTTTTACAAGAAGGTGGTGAATACAATGCTCAGTCTAAGTCAGGTGTAGCTGTTATTATGACAAGACAGTTAACAAATAGTAAGACAGGAGAAACTCAATCTATTTATGATGCTTTTAATTTTAATCCAAATACTGGTGAGTTAAGTCTCAAAGATGGTTATGAGCTTTCAGAAAAAGAACGCTATGATACAATTAACTATATATTAGAAGTCAATAAACAGATACATGGTAACTATGCTTTTGAAGATAGAATGGTTATTCAAGAACATTGGATTGGTCAGTTAGCAGCTCAGTTTCATAAATGGATATATCCTGCTTATAAGACTAGATTTAAAGGTAGATATATTGATGAAAATCTTGGTGAGGTAGAAGGAAGATACGCATCTGTACTTAGTTTAGTACAGTTTATTAGAGAATCAGAAGGATCTTTCCTAGAAAAGTTAAGAGGTGGATGGGAAGGATTAGATGAAATCCAAGTAAAGAACATGTATAAGAACCTAGCTGAACTAGCTTTCTTTGCAGCAAGCTTTGCTATGTATGGTGTATTTAGAGCATTATCTGATGGGGCAGATGACGATGATAAAACTTTAAAGCGTTGGTTAAACTTTATGGCTTACCAACAAAGTCGTCAAATGGCAGAACTTAGTACTATGGTACCAATTGTTGGTACTAAAGAACAGTATCAAATTGCAAAAAGCCCAATAGCTATTCTTACCACTTTAAAAGATTTTGGTGAAGCTATTAAAGCTACTTTGAGTTTACCGTTCCCTCCATATGATAAAAATTATTATGAGCGTGGTACTAATGATGGAGAGTTAAAAGCTTGGAAAGAAATTAAAGATGTTATACCTGCTCTAAATGTTCTTAATAAGTGGGAGGCTTACGATCAAGTAAAAAGTTTCTACATAAAATAAAAAAGAGGGGTTAATACCCCTCTCTATTATAATGTACTATTCTAAAGAATACAATGACTATACCAAAGGATAGTTCAGTAAAGTAAAGTTTTTCACCATCTACAATCTCTGATCCTTTTTGGTGAAAGATCCCAAGCAGGGATCTATATGGGCTGATTAATTCTACGCTTACTCTTGTCATATTGTTATTTTGTTTTAGTTTCTACTGTAAATGGGTGTTTACCGATGTAGCAATCTTCTGGTAGGCCCATGTGTTTTTTAAATCCGTTTATTAAGCTGTGTATATTAATAGCTCCAACGGGATTATGACTATGTACAGAACAACCACATATAGGAATGTGGTTGATCTGACAATAGTCTACTAACCATTTAGCACAATCTAGACCAGTTTTCTCAGTGTACTCTTCGTAACTGGGATGCTGGTATCCTTGTGATAGTTTCTGTTTAAAATAATCTTCTATATGCTCTTCTGCTAGGTCATGATCAAATGATACAAAGTCCGGCATTCCTTTAGTTTTAAACCAGTTTACAAACTCTTCGTAGTTTCTCACTACAAACCAAGGTTCGTATCCTGGAAGTGTATCTGTAGGTGTGCGTAAGTCATCTAGATATAATGCTCTTTTCATAACCAGTCTATATTGAGTGCTGATTCTTTAGATTGTCTTAGTATTAATCTAATACCTTTACATCTAAGTCTTCTAACAGCTCTTTTAATAATTCTTTTTACATATACGTCTTCTATAGGAAGGTAAGTATTACTCATTCATTAGTCTTTAATAAATACACCGTTTACTGTTTTACCTGTACGGCTTTTAATCTCATTCCAAGCTGCTTCTAGACAGTCTGCAGGTTCCATACCCACTTGCTTAGCTAGAATGATTAGAGTGACGAAAGCGTCTCCTATGCCATCTTTAAGCTCTTCTTGCTTGTTCTTAGCCAAGGCTCCAGCAGTTTCTCCTACTTCTTCCATCACTTTAAGCATTTGCTTAGGTGCATTTTCAGGTTTTAAGATGTTTTTATCTGCTGCCCATCCCACTACGTTCTCAATAAGTGTGTCAAATCTTTCCATTTTGTTGTTTTAAGTTTGTAAAGTTACGGATTTTATCCCTCACAGCTTGCACATTCTAGAATGTTTCTTGTAAAAGACTGAGCACTACTGATACTAAACTGATAGTAGAGAGTCTTTACCCCTTGTTCGTGAGCAAATAAATACAACTGATTGATGTCTTTAGCCGGAATACTTGGATGAATCATTAGGTTCAAAGACTGAGACTGATCAATAAACTTCTGTCTTGCAGCAGCTTGAATGATTAGTTCTTTAGGGCTGATCTCAATGAATGATTTAAATACTGCTTTAGTAGGAAAGTCTAAGTGTTGTACCGATCCGTCTTTCTTAAGGATGCTGTCCCAAGTCTCTGGTGTATTAAGGTCGTACTTGTCAAGCTCTGCTTCTAAGAAAGGATTCTTGTAGACAGTTTTACTTTTAGCTAGGTCTTTGATAAAGTAATTAGACTTTATAGGTTCTATACCCATAGATACTTGTCCATGAATAAATGAACTAGACTTAGTAGGAGCTATAGCAACTAAAGTTGTATTAGCAAACCCTGGTCTAAGAGATGTTACACCTTTTGCTGCACATAACATTTTAGATGTGTTATCAGATCTTTCTTTAATAGTTTTAAAGATATCTACGTTCATCATCTTTGCCTGCATAGACTCAAACTCTACAAGCTTAGACTGAAAGTAAGAATGGTATCCTAGTACACCTAGTCCTATTGCTCTATGTTGTTCTGCAAACCTGTGAGCTCTTGCCATCCCAGGGAGCACTGCAGATTTAGAAATAAACTCGTCCATCACTGCATTAAGAAAGAGGGTATAAGTCTCAATGGCATCTGTTTGTTTTATTTCATCCCAGTGTAATAGATTAAGGGACCCTAGACAACATACAAAAGAGTTGTAACTATCTGTAGGCAGCTGGATCTCTGAGCATAAATTACTTGCTGTGATTTCCATACCCAGCTCTTTGTAAGGAGAGTTGTTGTTAGTGTTATCTTTAAACATGATGTATGGAAAACCAAACTCATTACGTCTCTGGATAATCTTAGCCCAGATCTTACGCTTATCAGGGTCACCTGCTTTCATCTCTTCTATCCAGGCATCACCAACTGTGATACCATACTGAAGATTCTGAATAAGGTTACCTTCTGTACCAAGATCTAAAAACTCTAGAATGTCTGGATGCTCCACTGGCAGGTATGCTGCACATGCACCACGTCTAGCTTCAGATTGTTTGCAAACATCTACCACTGTGTCATATATACGTGCATAGTGTACAGGTCCATCTGCTGTTCCGCCTGTAGATATTACAGTGCCACGAGCTCTAATATTACCTAAGTATACACTAGTACCGCCACCATACTTAGACATCATACCTATTTCACGTCCTGCATTAAGAATGCTGTCTAGATTATCGTCTATATTGCTGCCGTAGCAACTAATAGGTAAACCTTTTTGCTTACCAAAGTTAATCCATACGGGAGTAGATAGACTGTAAAAGCCACGACTAATGTAGTCTTCAAACTTCTGTGCAAAACCGTTAATGCTTAAATACTTTTCTGCAGTTCTAGCAATGTCTTTAATTCTTTGTTCCGGGGATTCTGTTATGTAACCTCTTGAGAGGAACTTACGGCTGTCCTCATTTAGCCAATAGTAATTAGAATAGGTCATCTTCTGTAATAGCTTTAGATTTTTTGTTATAGTCAATTTGTTTCTTGTAAAAGAAGTCCCCTTCTTTAGTAGCTGTAATCTCTACGTTAAACCAATGAGTTTGCTCTAATAGACTAGCATCTATAGGAAACATAGGCTGCATGCCAATCTTTACTAGAGAGTTGTTAAATCTGTTCATGACAAAAGCTTTGATGTTTTCTTTAGGAAGAAAGTCAAGCTCTCCTTTTTCAAAGATCCAATCTAGAATATCACACTCAGCAGCCAACGCTTTTTTACAAGCAGAGTATATCATATCTTCAAACTCTTGGTCAAACCACTCTGGATTTTCTTCTCTGATAATATTAATCAGTTCAGCACCAAAGTTACCATGGATATCCTCTTCTTTAGAGGTGGCTTCTACAACATTAGATATTCCTTTGAATAAATTCTTGTCTTTGTTAAAAGACATCATGATCAAGAACTGGCTGAATAAGCTAACGTGCTCAATGAATAGAGAGAATAAAAGTACACTCTTAGCATACATCTTATTGTCTTTACTACGAGATCCGTCTAGATACTTCTTTAAGTATTCTATTCTACCTTTGATAGCCGGGATATCTACCACTGTTCTAAACTCATCTTCTAATCCTAAGATTCTTAGTAATCTAGCGTATGCATCTTTGTGTCTCACTTCTGATTCAGCAAAGGTCATACCTACATCACCTATCTCGGTAATAGGCATTCTCTTATACAAGTCAGCCCAGAAGGTTTTTACATTCACCTCTATCTGAGCAATGGCTAGCATTGTTCTTTTAATAACTTCTCTTTCCTCATCGGTAACTTTAACTCTAAAGTCATCAATGTCAGTAGTAAAGTTATACTCTGTATCAATCCAGTAGGAGTGACGGATAGCATCTTTATATGCTAATAGCTGTGGATACTCATAGGGCAGGATGTTTGCTCTAGCCTCAAAGATGTTTCTTCTCATTTTTTAATTAGTGTTTTCTGTATTATTATTTAGTAGTCTTTCACATTTTTCTTTCCAGCCATTACCCATTACATCAATCATAGGTACAGCACAACCTTCTGTTCTTTTACATTGTGTAAACTCTCTATCATTATCATCAAGATGCCACACAAAGTTGGTCCCTTTTAGATAAGTGGCTTTCCATTCCATGCAGGTAAATCTTACTCTATGTCTGGGTATACCTAATCTATCTACTACTTCCCATAGATCATCTAGGGTGGCATTCATAGGATACTTATGCTTGTGATTTTCATCCCAGCGGGTGGTAACTACCCAAACTTCTATACCACGACCAATTAATTCAGCAGCATATTCTTGAACATCAGTATGTTCTAATGTACCGTCAAAGTCAAAACTTATTTTCATATTTATCTTTTTAACCAGTTAATAATATTATACCATAGAGTAAAGCTTGTAGCAGCTATAACAAGCCATACAAATATTACATCCCATTTCCATTTACTCTGTTTCATGACCAATATAAGTTTTAAGTTGATCGGCTGCTTTTGGATTAACTGATTCTAGATAGTTTATACCTAGTTCATATCTACCATTTTGAACTTGAGATTGAAAGTTTACTTCATACAGGCTGTCTTTTAATACGCTGACGCTGTCTAACTGTTTTTCTAATACATCTACTTGTTTTACTTGTTCTCTTAAGTCAAACATAGTATAGAATAATAAAGCAATTGTTCCAAAGCTTAATGCTGCTGTTATATATTTTTTCATTTTAAACATTTTTAAGTCCACAATATAAATCTAAGAAAGCCATTTCTCTTTCGGCTAACTTTTTAGGCCAACGTTTTTTCTTACGAATGTAAGCTACTCCCCAGTCTATCCATTCTTTACGTTGGTCATCTGTCATTGTCCATTGACAATACCAATCATCTTTTCTACCAACAACGTCATTATAGCTAACCTGATGGCCAGCTATAATGAACATTTGGTTTATAAGGTCTTCTGCTAAATTAGTCTTTTGTTTCATAGTATAGTTCTCTAACTTTACTTCCTAATTCACTGTTATTGGGGGTCATAATAATAGTGGATTCAGGTACAATAATATGGTTACGTTCTTTAGTGCTATTATAACACCTAACACATAGTTGCCCTAAGCCTTCTATGTATCCATTTCTCATATCTATATGAGTGGATACTTCATATGCAGTTTCAACACCGCAGGATACACAATGTTCTTTCATAGTTAAATAATTTAATAGTTAATCCATCCATTTACCGTGAGTTTTTAGGTGCCAAAACCTGTGTTTTAACACTTGAATAATTAGTTTCCATAAAGAGTCAGCTTCATAGCTTCCTTCTTTTACAAGTAGTTTCATAATAAAATTATTAAAGTTCTAGAATATTACCAAAAGAAGTTAATCCTCGGTCAAATTTACCATCATCTACACAAGCTGCATTAGAAAAGATAGTTGGTGTCATTGAAAAAGTAGATATTCCTTGGTTATAAACTCCATCCATGTTGTGAATATGTCCAAAACATACAAATTTTAGTGTGTTTTGGAGAGATATACATCTCTTTAGAAGTGAGTAATCTCCACAGAACTCTAGTTTACCATCTCTATCAAAAGATAGATCTCGTATACCTTTAGGTGGGCCATGAACTATTAAGACTCCGGTGTCTTCTGGTATAGCTTCCCATACATGATGGGTCTTATCTCTAGCTTTCATGAATGCCCATTCACCAAACGTAGGTGTTATAGGTGTGCCATAGAACTTAACTCCGTTTATATTTACAAAGCTATCTTCCAAGTAGATGATACCATTCACTTCAAAGTCTTGTTTAGTAATTCTTTTTCTTTCTATAGATGTATCATGATTACCTGCTACGTATATTTTATATTTAACAGGTACATTCTTATACCATTCTATAAAGTCAGCTACTTCTATAGCGTTTCTATAAGTATCTTTGTAGTTACTACAGTCACCGCTGTGTACCACTACATCAATATCTTTGAACTTTTCATCTGGAAACCTACTGTGAAACCCGTGGGTATCACTAAGATGTAATATTTTCATCTCTTAAATAGTTTTGTTCATTTATATAATTTTCTGCATCATTAATATGATTACATAAACCATCAGCATGGCCCGCATTATAATCTTCTATACGTTGTTTATTCTCCATCTCTTTGGCTTTCTTAAATATATTTACATTATGATCAAAATCTTCTGTACTAAACGGATTACCTATTAAATTATCTTCTAACCAATTTACTACTGTCTGTTTCATAATATGTTTTCTTTTTCTAGGATCATCTGTACTGATAGACTAAGAGCTTTAACATCAGATACATTAGCTATCTTATAATCAAACTTCCATTTATCTAGTCCTGTCTCACTAGGATGATCGTTGATAGGTTTAACACCTGGTCTATCTACACGGATTACTAATCCTCCTTTATCTTTGATAGCTTGAGCTTCATTAGGAAAACGTGTATCTGTAATAATCCAGTTAGGCATAGGGCCATCTTTATAACCACCTATTGGACCATCTGCCCATTGTACTTGTGTAGGAGTATATCCGGCCATAAGTGCATTTACCCATGCATTATTATGTAGTCCATCTCTAATAGCATCAGTACCTAATCTTTGTAAGAACTCTCTTACAGATATTAAATGGTTAAACTGTATATCTGAAAATACTGGTATAGCATTTAAAGGATTAGATGTAACTGTACCCCATTCAGGACCTAAAAGAGTTGTTTTAAACTCTTGGTCTTCAAAGTTTTCTACAGGTATTCCTGTAAGTAGAGATGCAACTTCTTTAAGTTTACCTGCCCACTTCTTAATTTCCCAACCAGATCTTTCTTCTAACCACCATATGTGATGTGGTGTTTTCTTTAATACTCCTTTTAGAGGAACATTAGTATCAGCTTGTAAATACTGAATGATAGTACCGACAGTGTCTTTCCCGCTGCCGGCATAGCCGTTGATTCCTATAATCATGTTCTTGGTTTTTAATCGTTAAAGTAAAAGTCAGGATGTCTTTCCTCTTCCAAAGCTTTAACTAAATTATTGTGTCCTTCTAAAGCTTCGTCATAAGTGCAGTATCTACGCTGATACTCATCATGTTCTCCACCAAAAATCATAGACTCAAACAATACTGGGTCAGATGGTTTTATATCTGTACCAAAGTTTAAACCATGATCAAAATGTAAAAACACTGTAGATATTCTTTGTTCACCTATAAAGGTGTTACCTACATGTTTAGCTGTTTCATTAAATTCACCTAGCTTAGGATACTCCCCTTCAGGTAGTTTAGTAACTGTTTTATCTTCGTTTAAATGATAGTAATTCATATTAATTTAATTATGGGGGAGATAGTTAATCTCCCCCTAGGTTTTTAAAGAAAGTTTACACCAAAGTCAGTAACTAGTTCTTCTTGTTCTTCTTCAATAACAATAGAATCTAGATCCACAGGATTTATTATATTACCTGTCGTTGATACAAGATTACCAAACTCGTTTACAAAGAAGTCATGTACTCTTTGGTGATTAGATAAGTATCTAGTAGGGTGAGAATCTTTTAATGCTAGAGTGATATGATTGTACATATCCCAAGCACTGTTTGCATTGTCACTATAGAAATGACTAGGCTTATCAATCTCACGTTTTACAATACCCACCTGGGTGAGTGTTAATATTTCATCTTCAGCAAACAATCTACCTAGGATGGTGCCCTTTTCTCTTGGACTAAGACTAACATCTTTAAGCATCTGCTTATCATGAATCAACTTATCATAATACTTAGAAGCATCTGATATCTGTTCTTGCATAAAAGTGGTTACATCAGTTAGTGCTGATCCACTGTGTCTTCTTCTATAATTACCTAGATCTCCTGACACTACGCCATTTGAGCAGATAAATACATGTGCACCAATGGCACACTTAAATGCCATGGTTTTATTATAACTGTTTGACCAGACAAACATAAGACCCATATCTGGATCGTTGCCTGATTCTAAATGATACATACCTTGTGCTATGTCACCTGTTTGTGTAGCTTTATATAATTCTTTCTTGATGGCAAAACCAGCTGCTGCCAACTGGGTTCTAGCTTCATCTATCACTGCTCCGTGTGATATAATTGTATAAGACTTCCCGTAATTGGGAAGAGCAGAACTTCTTAAATAATGTTCTGTTTCAAAGACTGTTTTTACTGGCATATTTGTAATGTTAAAATAGTGATAATTGTGTAGATGATAAACTTCTTTCTTTTTCTATCTGAGTGATCTCTTTATAGATCTGTTCTAAGTAGTAACTTTTGTTAATACTATAAGAGTCAAATGGAACCGTTTCGTTTATTTCGTTTATGGTGGTTTGTAACCATGGTCCAGACTCAACTTGTATAAGTCTACCGTCTGGATGACACTTAACTAGTTTCCCACCTTTGTTTGAAACATAGTATCTGACAATCTTTTGTTGTCTAATGGTGATAAGCTCACCGTTTTTCATTTCTTTATTCTCAAAGTACCAACCTCCTTTAGACTTGATACCTGCACAATAATCAAAGATGTTTTGATTACTTGCTAGAAAGTCTTCAGGCTTTATACCTTTTGTAAAGTAAGCATGGATAGCTTTAGGAATAACAAGAAAGCTTTTGTTCTTGTGGAACACTGCTACCTTCTTTTTGTCCAGGTCCTCCCATTCAAATGCACCTTTGCATTTTACTTTCCCGGACTTAGAAACTGCTATGTAATTGTTTACATCTCTGATGATCATTTTAGAATACTCATCATGTTCTAACTCTAACTGGGTAGTTTTGCACCAGCGGTCACAAATTTCATGATACTTATCTATACAATAGGTAGGTAACAAGGTTTCAAAACCGTCAGTGTTTTGCATAAGAGGTACAGCTTCAGGTATTTCCTCACATATCATCTCATAGAGCATAGATAATAGTAGCTGACCATTGATTGTAATTTGCATAGTCATCTTAGGATCGTACAGGAAGCTATTCTCGTCCCCTGTAAGACCGTAAGTACTATTTAGAATGATCTTATAAACATAGTTCTTAGGATCGCTCTTAGGGATCTTCTTACGCTCTTCAAAGAACCACTCATACAGTTCACAAAACTCCTCTTTAGGTAGGTGACTAGGATGGAACCCATTTCTAATAGCTAGATTAGGATAGAATGAAGTTACATCTGAGGTCATAATAGTGTACCCCTGCTTGGCCTCATAAACTCCTGCTGATCTGGCACCGTGAATACCGCCTAATCCATAGTCAGTTTTCATACCTTTGTAATCTAGAGTGTACTTAAACCCGTTCTTAGTGGATATGATCACTTGTGTACGAAGATAGTCGTGCATCTTCTTAAACTCTTCAGTCTGAAACTTTACATAGGGCAGCATACACTGTCCTAAATAGATCTCACTATGATAGGTTCTTAGAGTTTTGATATGGGATTTTTCCCAACCAAGCTTCTGAGATAGAAAATGCAAGAACAGTTCTTTAGATATTCTTGGCTCTGATGCAGAATAGAGATCTATCCCATAGTCATTGGTTAATGTTTGTCTCAACACTATCTGTTCCTTAGAATGTTCTAAGATCTTTTTAGTACTAAGTACATCGTTAACACAATACTCTGTGATCATCTTAAGTTGCTCATCCGTTTCTACCGGGGCCATATGATGATGTGGCATCTCTTCTACATTCTGCCAGTCCATACTATACTGTATCCACTTTAGACTACTCATCTTAGCACGATTGTCCCAGTGGTTCATCTTGAATAGATCTATCTGCCTGATTTTAATTTTAGCAGGAGCGTATTCTAGAAAACTGTTTTGATCCTTAAGATTAATTGTCTTTTGTGCAAAAGCATAGATATCATTTATAACTGCTTCAGTACTAAGAGTTAGTAGCTGTCGTTGTTTATCTAATATATGCTGACTTATCTGACCGTCAAAAGCTAAACCATTGTAGCTAATATGCCACTGATTTTTATTCTTACACTCATTCAGAAAGTCTATAAATTGTGGTAGGTCATTACGATCTTTGTATATGACAAAGGTCTTTCTGATTGTTTCATCTTTATAATGTTGAAACACAGCTATGAAACAATTTACCAGCGTCTCATAATCCATAACCCAGTGGGCCGGCTTTTTTTCTTCCATAGTATTTGGTTCAGTTAAGCTGTTCCCCCTTTTATGCCGCCAAAAAAAGGCAGAAGATCTGCCTTAATTGGTTTAATAGGACAAAATTAATACTATACAGTTATAATACTCGACTGTTTTGGTGTTTCTAATTTCTTATCTACATACTCTTTATAGTCAAAACTGTCTGCGTTAACAGCAAACATATTAATGAAGTCTTTAATCTCATCAAGGTTCTCAACATAGTACTCATAGAAAGTTGCAAGCGTCTTTCTCTCTTCTTTGTAATCTTTACCGTTTGGTCTTTTACCAATCTTTAAGTGTAAAACATCACCATCATCAGATAGTTTAGGCATCATATGAAAAGATTCTTTCTTTTCTTTACCGATAACTGCTAACACTTTACTTGAAACGTCAAAAATGCACTCATTGTACGGGCATTCAGGTGTAATTGGTATCAGCTTAAAGGTTTTATCATTACCCCAGCTACTGGTAACCAACATCATTGAATTTTTCATGTTTTTTTTATTATTTATACAAATTTAAGTACCTTTTTTCAATAATTCCAACTCTTCTACGGGAATTTTTAAGTTTTCTCTATTCATATCACAAGCATCACACAGTTCACCTGTCTTTTCTAGTATACTTACCTCTATATCTAGAAGTTTTGCATAGATACTAAAATACTTTTCAGGAAACAAAAATGTTTCTATGTATTTATACTCACTTGATCTGTCACCATAGTAGTTTTTAATAGCTCTCTTTAATACATTAGATAATTTAGAGTACTTGCCTAATATAAAGTTGAACCAATCATCTTTATATATCTGAAAATCAAACACATATAACTTATATCCTTGTATAGGTATAACTTCTAGAAACAAAGGATTAGTTAATAGCATATGCTCTTCAAAGGCCTTGAAGCCTTCAGACTTATCGTCTACAAAACTACAAACTAGCTTCATATCCTCTGGACTTATCACTCCTTCTATAGAGAGATAAGTACCAGAGGGTATAAAGTTGCTAGTACGCTTTATACCCAAAGCAGGAAACAGAAATGATCTGGATTTCTGGAAATATTTTGTGTATAAGCTGTCTATCATTTTAATTTTTAATTACAAAACTACGGAACCTGTAGCAAAACTATGCGGTAAATCGTATCTTTTATTTACATAATGCCAACTAGCTGCTTCTAAAACTTGTTCCATTCTTTCAAACCACCTTTTTAAGGTGCTTTCAGTTACTAAGAAAGGGTATGTTTGAAAAGCTCTATCTATAACTACAAAGTGAAACTTCATTTCATATCCGTTGATTTCTATAAGTTCTTTATAAGTCTTAGCTACTAATGTACAATACATTACAGCTTGTAACCAATAAGAATAAAACTCTATAGTTTCTGGAAAGTCTTTTAGATCCTTACTTGTAGTTTTAATATCATTGATAAAGATAGTTTTTTTATCATGATTAATTACAACATTATCTATAACACCTTTGATACCAAATGGTGCTTTAGAATGTTCTACACTTAAAAGAATCTCATTATGTACTTCTACATTATCAAACTCAGTTACATTACAACCAATAAGACTACATAAGTCCTTATCTGTTTTAACTAATTCTACAGCATTCTTACAAAACTCATATGAGTCTTGATCTATAAGAGTTTTATTTCCTTTAGTTTTTAAGAACGACCAATAATTAATAGACTCTGGAGAAATAATTTTATCTAGACGTTGTTGATCTGTCTTGAGACTCTGATGATAGTTCATGTCTACCATTACATCAAGAATAGCTTGATCAAAATGGTTTAACTCTGAACGTGTATCACCGTTTTGAGCTAGCTCTTGGTAGTGAGCAAACACTCTATCTATAACCACCTTAACTGAATCACCTGGTAGTTTAGATGGGCTGATGATAAAATTATCATTAAACTTTTCTTCTTCTAAAAGAAGAGCATGTACAATCTTACCTTGTACTAAGTGAGCATCTGTACGCTCTTCTTTAATTCCCAGTATATACATTTGATAAAACACTGCGGGATTCCACATGAGCTTGTTAAGGCTACTATAACTAAAATAAAACTTTTTTAAGTAAAAGTCTTTCTCTAATGTTTCTGCAGATTCCTGCATGATTTCTTCTAACTCCATGTTGGTTTAATTTATTCTTTGTTCTAACTCTTGTTTCATGAGATCAAGTTTCCATTTTTCTATTCTATCTCCCATCTCTTTAATTACAGTTCCTAAATGTTCTGTATCCATTTCTGATACAGACATATACTTAATAGGTTCTGTACCATCTTTACCATAACTGCCCCATATAGGAGCTATTCTACATTTTTCAAATCCATCTGTTAGATAGATTGTTCCTGATAAGTCTACATGTTTAAGAACTTTACCACCATAACGCTGGTATTCAGTTCCTCCATCAAGCATAGTCTTATTATCACAACTACACATGACATAATCATGTCTGTGTCTTGATATAAGTACTTCTCCACATAGTTTACATGTAGCAGTACTTAGTACGATTTGCTCTAGTCCGTTCATAATAGTTAGATTTTATCTACTAGGCCATAATCCTAGTTCTATTAATTTAGCACTCATCTTTTGTTGTGATCTTGTATCTACAGTGAGAGCTTCTTCATATTCAAGAAGAGCTACTAACTCTTTAATAAGATCATTACAGTTGTTAAGTTCAGATTTCACTTGAGCCAGTTCAGCTCTACAGTCTTCTGATCTGAAAGTATCTTTATGTATATCTTCCATGTTATTTAAAGTTTTTTAATTGTTCAGAAATTTCTTCTGGTAAATAGGCTAGCATGTTCTTCTTTGGTAAAAACTCTAGAAGTTCATAGATAGCAGTTTCATCTTGCATGGCAAGGTCTTCTTTTATCTGTTGTATAACAGCTTCAATTATAGGGTCTTCCATTTTACTTTTGTTTTTCTAATTGTGTCTTTGTATTATGACAGGTCTCACACAGCACTTGTAGGTTATCTTGTTCACAAAATAGTCTATCTACAAACCCTGCAAGATCTGCAGAACAGTTAAGACTACCTGCTCCAACTATATGGTCTACATTAATCTCTTTATCTGGAAACCATTTTTTACAAGTATTACATTGGTATTCAAACTTTTGTCTTCTGTTGACACCTTTATAAGGTCTACGAGCTTTTAGTTTGCACTCTGTAATAGGTTTCCACCACCTTGATTTTTGACGTAATGCACTTCTTATGAAAGTCCAAAATGCGGACTCACTCATAGTACCTGCATTCCTAGTTTTAGGAGCTGCAGTACGTCTAACTGTTTTCTTCTTGGTCATTTATAATTTTTTTATTAAGTATAGGTATTAACCTTACATATACTTCTTTAGGACCGTAATCCTTAATTGAATCAGATGGATCTTTACTCATTGGTAAAACAGCATACTCTACTTCAGGATACAATTCTTTATATCTTTCCATAGCTTTAATGCCGGGTTCATCAAAGTCAAAAAGTATAATTACTTTCTTATACTTCTTTAAGTATTGATCCATAAGTTCTTTACGTATGATAGTGTTCTCTGAGTCTGGTGCTATGATATCCAGTGTGGGTATCTTAAGACTTTTTAAAGACATTACATCTTTTAGAGAAGACGTTATAATTAGATAAGGTGCAGCTTTAACTTGTTCAGATCCTTGAACATAGTCATCTACTTTTATAAATTTTTTATCTAACGTTTTAGGCTGATAGATTTTGTACAGTGTACCATCTGATTTAAAGTAACCATATAGATAGTTACCTTTAATGGTTAGATCAATGGGTCCCTCATCACAATCCTTATGCATAGTGTAATACTCTAAAGGTCTTACATTATATTCATCTAGAAGACGTGATCCAATATTGAACTGAGTCCAGAAATATTGGTCTTGAGTGGTCCAGGATCTGAAAACAAACTGACTAACTTTATATTTAGAAGCTTGTTTAAATTTTTGTACATCGTACCCCCCGTTATTGTGGAGTACAAAATCATTATAATTCTCTACTACAAGAGTACAAGTTTTATGATAATTTAACCCAGTGATTTCTTTTACTAGATCTATTGCAGATCCACCGTGACCAGATGAAAAATCTTTATACTTGTATGTATCTTTTGTAGGTTCATAGTAAATACACATACTAGGTGTACGTTCCTTAGAATTAAAAAGACTTTTAATCTTTACATCATGCCCAGCAAGCTTTTCTTTCAGCTTACAAAAGTGTTCAAATATCCATGATACAGGAACATCCTTGATGTCGTGTACCATATTTTTTATCTTAAACATGGGCTTGTGATTAAACGAAAAAAGGGGGAGTGATATTACTCCCCCAGTCTTCAAGCAGGAAATTACATATCAAAATCACTATTAGCTGGCTCAAAGCTAGCTACAGACTTATTTTGTAAAGCCTTATAGTGGTATTGGTTGTTCTTATCAAACTTATCAAGCTTAGCTTCATCTGCTGAAACAAACTTATACTTAGGTAGAGATAACTTAATGATAGTTTTACCATTGTATTCTTCTTCTGTACCTTTTAAGAACCAATATAAATTCTGTCCTTTAAGCATAGTCATTGCTTTTTCAACCCACTCTTCTAAATTAGATGCAGAAATATTATCAATCTGATCTCTAAGACCAAGCTCAGATGCAATAACTGCAATCTTAAACATAATCTCATTCTTAGTTACGTTGGTTTCATTGAACTGATCTGTCCAGATAGTTGCAGATACACGACTTGATTGTCCTGTAAACTTTGGACCTTCTAGATCATTCTTATCAATTGCCCAACCTTCAAAACCTTCAGATGCTGGCCCTTCTAGGATCAACTCTAAAGTTTTCTTATCACCTTTGTTGGATGTTCTGATCTGCCCACTATAAATGTGTGCATAAACTACTCCTGTTTGTAGAGACTTAGCTGTCCCTCCTGTTGTTTTGACTTCTTGTCCTTTTGTACTAAACATGTTCTGTTGATTTAAACTTATTGTGAATTAAAAATGAATACTAGTTCTCGTAATCTATGATAGCTTTTCTGACTAAACTCATGTCGTTATCTATCTCAAAGTCAGTAAACATACCTCTGGGAGATTTACATGTGTTCTCACCATTGTTAGACGTCTCAAATACATATCTGATATTACCGTCTTTGTCTTTCTTAACTTTGCCAAACAAAACTATAGAAAATAATCCTTCTAAAGTAAGTTTTTCGTCAACCATTTTACCAATAGTTTTAGCTTTAAACTTCTTTTTACCTTCCATATCTGTAGATTCTTCAGCATGGGTTAGGATAAAAATTAATAGATCTTCCCTTAAATCCTTTGGCATACGTGCAATACGGGCAAGTTTGGCACCAATTTGTGTAAACTTTTCGTAACCTTTCTCGTCACTTCTGTCAAAGAACTCAAATGAGCTCATATACTGAAAGTCATCAACAACTAAGTTCTTGATGTCCTTACGTTTTTCTGAAACATACTTCATGCATGCTTCTATTTGTTCTGATGAACTAGCAGAATAAAGATTACCTGTTGGGTTATCTTTGCTCCACGGTACATACTTCTTTCTCCATCCTTTGAAAGGTAGAGCCTTGTTAGCTACGTTTATAATAAACGTCTCTGCTGGATCTAGGTTCTCAATAGCTGTTGATTTACCTGACCCAGACTCTGCAATGATTAAGATTCCTTGTGCCATATGTTATTTTGTAGTTTTAATTAATTCATTCAACCATATTTTAGAACTCACTGGTTTACCTGTTTGGATAGCATAGTAATCTCTAATAGTCATGTCACTGTAAGGTGCGTCTTCCATTGTAGCAGGAGCTTTGTAAGCTTGCATAGGTGTCTTAGGTAAAGAGGAAGGTAATGCTTCAGTATCAATACCAAACATTCCTGTCTTTTTAATAGCCACTGAGCTAGGATTTACTACTCTTAGTTCTTCAAGGGGAACAAGATAAGAACCTTTTTCATTAAGTTCATACTCTTCTTCATAAGATCCGCTTACAGGAACTCTGTAAACTTTACGATCTGCATCTGCAGGGCTTAAGTCTCTAGTAATTAGTTCAAAGAAAAAACCTTTGTCTTTTCTAAACTCTGAAGAGAAAATGCCTACTACCATTCTACCATGTTTGTCATAGAATGGCATTTTCATGTTAAAGTCAACTCTTGAAATCTGTAGATCATCAATTAGATCTTGATGATAATCTCTAATAGACTCAAGCTTTAGTCTTTTTAATTCTTTAACGTCCGTTGTTTGTGGGGTGTTGATACTTGTCATACTGTGTGTTTTTGTTTATAATTCCTGGCCAACATCAGCCGAAGGTGCTTGTCTGTTTGTTCTTGGTCCTCTTGGAGTCCACGTTTGTGGTTGCTGCTGTAAAGTTGGAGGAGCAGCTGACTCAATCATTCTTTGTCTTTTAAAATCAGTTTGTAAGAAAATAATATTCTCATCTGTAGCTCCGTTACGTAGTTTTAATAGATGAAGAAATACGTTCTCTTTACTAGCTTGATAGTGTTCTGGCCCATAGTCTTCTATGTTTAGTGTAAACGGTCTACTTATTGCAAAGACCAAGTCTGAACCCTGCATAAGAGCATCACCACCAAATATATCTGATGAGCTAGGATAGTTAGCAATTGTACCTGGAGTTCTGCGTGATACATCTTCCATGGTACGATTAAGTTGTGTAAGGATAATTACAATTACAGGTAGGTCTCTTTTTACATCAATCAGCATATCTGCTATGTTGTATAGAGTCTGTAATTTCTCTCTTTCATCTGCTGCTTTTTTTACCAACCAGCTATGGTCAATAGTGACAATCATTGGTTTACCGCCCAGTTCATTAAAGTAATGATGGATAGCTTTTTTTATGTCAACAGAAGTGAGTGGCTTTTTAATACGTACTCTTTGAACACCAAGTTTTTCTAGTTCTTCTGATTCCTTTAGATACTTTTCCATTTGCTCGTAAGCAAAGTCATCAAGTTCTTTTTTAGATGAGAGCACTACGTTATAATCCATAGCAACCTGTGCCGCAAATTCTCTTGCAGCATAGGATTCATCACCCATCTCAAACTGAAACTCTAATATGGAAAAATCTTGGTCAGGATTGAGTCTTTTAGACTCTCTAAGAATGTGACTAATAAACATAGTCTTACCTGCAGCAGGACGAGCACCAATTGTAACTAGGCTCCCCCATTCTATACCACCAATAGTAGCACTGTTAATAGCATCCCACGGTGTTCTTAAGGACTTAATACGTCCTTTACGTCTATCGTTAATATACTTTAGACCTATTCGTAAACCTTCAGCATGCGTAATAGCACCATAAGGTCTGTCTATTTTTTGATCCATAAAAGATTTTTATTATAAACTTGGAAATGATTTACTAAAAACCTCTTTAATAATGTCATTAGCCTTTGTATAAGACTCAATGCCTGCTGTTAAATAAGCTTTTCTTGTAGCGTCATCTACAATACCTTTTAGTACTTCAAAGTTTATAATACGTAGACTGGATCTTGAATCATCTACGGTAGGAAGAGACTCAAATATCTTTCTAAGCTCTTCATAATTGTTGGGTGTGTTAACCATGTTGGATTGTTTTATTGTAAGTCAAAAATATGATAAGTTAGGGGAAAAACAAAATTTTTCTAAGCTTTTTCTTGAAACCACTTAATATTTTGTTTTTTATAATGTTCTAAAGCAGGTTCTAGAATCTCTGGGCTATCTAGTAAAAGATCGCAATAGTTTGCTAGTTCAGAAGTACCAAACTTTTCTATAAAATAGCCACTATTTTTCATAAAATCAAACTTTACCTTCTCTTTTTCAAAGATGTAATACTCTGTAGCTATATGAACTAATGACCAATCATACTCAGGGTATGTTTTAAAGAACTCTATGAACTTTTTCTTTAGCTGTTCTACTGTTTGCTTAGATACTGCACCTGATGGTAATGTTCCTCTAGGAAATAACTCCCTATAATACTTGATTTTTTCTAGGAATCCATCTCCTAATACTTCTGTAGCTACTTTCTTTTTAGTCTTGACTAGGAAGGTTTCAAATCCATCTAAAATTACTAATGCTTTTTCTGTTAGTTGTCCTTGTTCATTAATATATCCCTTAGCTCTGCAAATGTTAGCCTCAGCATCTGGATTGATAATGTTAGTTGGCTTAATTCTACTTCTACAGCAGTCTAGGAAATAAATCTGATTAGGGCTAACACTATACTTAATAAGTGTGGTCCATAATTGGTGGCTCATGATGATGGTTTATATGTTTAAGGATGTAAATTATATTATATGTGATGGTTTTCTAACAGATATTTTGTATATTATAATGTAGGGTTTATAGAAATCTTACACTTCTGATATTTATATATAAATTAATTATACCATGGCTAAAAAGTTTTATGCCCAGAAAGACGCTTTAGGCTTCCCAATTCCTGGCACAATGATGTCTGTTACTGTTCCAGCTAACATTCCTGCAGATTCAATCCTTATTCCTGCACAAAATGTTGCAGCAGGTGGAGGAAAGGTAGTTGTTAACCAACCATCGGGACTACGCTACTTTGTACGTAGAGACGCTAACGGTGGGATTGTACCTAACACGTTGACTATCAGTCTAAAGAAACCATTTGGTTCTGTTTATGAGTTCAAACTTTTAAAATAGAAACCTAAATGATCAAAGAGAACCCATCTATAGCAGCATTCAAGGTGTGGGTATTCCCAACACTTGTATCTCTTGTTAGTTTGCTTATCTGGAATGATGTAAACGAGATTAAATCTGATGTAAAGTTGCTAATGGCCCAGTCTAATATAGACAAGACCAGAATAGATAACTTAGAACGTCAGTTGTTTAAATCAGCAGGTTTTCCTGCTACTCCTGTTAAGCATCTTAATGATTATCAATCACTTGTAGCTATTCTGCCGGATAACAAATATAAAACAATTAAGTATGACTTTTAAACAATGGGCTCTAGATCTTTTTAAAGATGAACGTGGTTCCACTTCTATTAAACCTGTTGTAGGTTTTATGTGTGCATTGTTTCTATGTGTAACACTAACAGCTAATAGCTTTTCTCATGGAGATATTAAACCTTCAGACGCTTTAGTTGACGCTGTAATGTACATCTGTATAGCAGCATTGATTGGTGACACAGGTGATAAGTTCTCATTTAAAAAGAAGGTAGATGAATAAGATATATTTCTTCATTATAGGTGTACTAGTAGTCTTTGTTCTTTTACAGAATAAAGGTTGTGTAGGTGGAGGTGTTCAATCTGGATCTGATACTCTTGTAGTACATGATACTACTTGGTCAGTTAGAGATAGTTTGATTTTTTCTAAACCT